TGGTCTGTGGTTTTCATCCACTCAACGTGCTTCAGGATCTGGTCAGCACAATGTTCGTACAGACCTTTTTGCCACTTAGCTTGGCAAGCTGACTTGGCTCCCTTGCGAGGGCTTTTGGGCCATGCTGCCCAGAATCTATCGAATCCACTCTCAAACATCTATCTCTCCTGCTCCTCCAGAAAGAGAACAGCGGCAGGCGGGAGGTTCGCTTTTCAGGATGGAGATCAGGCCATCCCTAGCCGTGTCCACAAAATCACATAATTTCACCCAAAGACCCCCCTACCCCACACAAGAATGAGGAAGGAAGGAACAGGTTTCACCCCCTTGCGGGATCGTCATGCTACGGATTCTTACCGTATGCCCCAGGCTTGACGATTCGACCAGCCCAACGGATTGTTCGGGAACTGCCCCCTAGCTTACGCATACCGTCTAGCCCTTTCCTTCCACGCCCCCAGGCTGAGGTCTTACTGTCGTGTGGAGTACGGTTGCTGAGCTGAAAACAAAAAAGCCGCTTACTGCTGCGCCCGGTAGCTGATCCCCGTAAAGGGACAGACGCATGAGTAAACGGCCTTAACCTGCTGTCAGCTACGACAACGGTTGGCATTCTATGGATCTTTCTGGACTTGTCAAGTCCCTACAAACCAGTCGGGTTTACAGCAACAGTTCCTGCTTGAAGTCGCTGGCGCTAGTGCCGTTGGCACCATCAAATAGGGACTTCTGGGCATATGCGCGCGCGATGCGCTCGCATGCGATGTCGAAATACTTAGTTTCGCGTTCAATGCCGATGAACTTGCGACCCATCTGAACAGCAGCCACGCCTGTGGTGCCCGACCCCATGAATGGGTCAAGGATGGTCTGCGGTTCGTTCTTGCACAGGTCAATGCACCAGCGCATCAACTCGACTGGCTTCTGGGTCGGGTGTTCGTCACCCTTGTTCTTGCGGTACCAGCTGAACTGCCTGAGCGCCCTGTGCATGGATGTCCAGGCAAGCTCGCCGTCAGCGAAGTCACCACCCATCCGTTTTTCCCAGTACAGCCAGCCCATCGAAGGCGGCAGATAGTCTGCGAAGTAATTGCCCCCCCAGATGACGGCAACATCTCCTTTTGACGTCATCAGGTCAAACGCAGTCTTTGACGGGCGCTCTGAATCCCAGCCCATCTTCTCGCCGTTGGTTCGCTTGCTTCCTCGTGTGCGCTGGGCACCGCCGTCCTGACCGATCCCATAAGGCGGGTCTGTAATGACCGCATCGACCTTGGGCAGGTCGGGCATGATCTCTGAGCAATCGCCCAGATAGAGCGTGGCCTCGCCAATGTGCTCAATCCGCATAAAACCACTCTGGTTTCAAGACCATCAATTGATAGATGCGGCCCTTCGGAATCGTCTTCCATTGGCTAACAGCACCTCGGGAAATCCCCAATAGACGCGCCAGATTGCTCTGGTTGCCTGCCCTCTTGATCGCGTCTTCTTTAGTCATTGTGGGTTGTCCTCTTCATCGAAGTCCATGCTTGTTGGATGAGGTATGTCGTCGTGAACAATCACCCCATCTACAGCCTCAATGTACCGGCCACAGACCACGCAGTAATACCCATCATCTTCTTCGATCATGTTGTTATTGTACTACGCCTGTTCAGCAATCTACACACTAGGGAAAGTACTAATGTATCTTGCTAAGTTGTCTATACACTAATGGCATGGCTAAGACAGGAAAAGCATCCCCTCTCTACGGAAAACTGATGACTGCGACCTTATCCAGTCAGGTAAAGGAACTATGGTATTCACGCGATGACGAACTGCCAGAGCTGCCCAGGCACAACTGGTCTTTCGATCTGGTCACCGATATGGAGCCGGTGGAGAACCGCGATCTGTTGTTCAAGATCCTGGAAGACTGCCCTCTGACAGACCGCGAAATGCTGGCTATCAGGCTGATCGAGCATGAAGGCTACACCCTCGATGAAGCCGCGCAGGAACTCGATTGCAGTAGAGAGCGCGCCCGTCAGATCCACATGAAGACCATGCGGAAGATCCGCTCCCACCAAATCAAGATTACCGGCCAGAAGCTCTACGAGTTGGAGTGCGAAGTCACAACTTGGAGAAGATGGAAGTGGACTAGGGAAAGTACCTAGAAAAAAGTCTTGTGAAGTGTTTAGCTAACTGTACAATTCACCCCATGCCCTGTCATCCCGATGGGGTCTTTTTAGGAGAAAGCGATGAGTATCGAACAGTTGCTCAAGACGAACGTCAACGAGCACACAGAGAAGAAGTCAAACCTGACTTATCTTTCCTGGGCCTGGGCTTGGGCAGAAGCCCTGAAAGCTGATCCAGCCGCCACCTTCAAGGTGGAAACCTTCAAGCGCGATCAGTATACAGAAGAACCGTTTATGACCCTTCCTGGCGGCACGGCAATGGTCTGGGTAACGGTCACGATTTTTGGCAAGCCAATGACCTGCCAACTACCCGTTATGGATCATCGGAACAAAGCTATCCCTAATCCGGACGCCTTCCAGGTCAATACAGCCATTATGCGCTGTATGACCAAGGCTCTTGGACTGCATGGTCTGGGATTGTACATCTATGCCGGTGAAGACCTACCAGAAGGCGCGCCATCGCCTACAGAAGAAGAGGATTGGAATTTCGAGCAACAGCACCTGGAGGCTATGCGGGAAGCCGCTATGGGCGGTATAGATGCCCTTGCAGCCGCATTCAAGGCTATCCCGACATCCCAGGCCAAGTCCCGGTTCTGGGCCAAGCATCAGGCCAGCCTGAAAGCAGCAGCACAAGGGGTGGCAAATGGTAACGCTTAAAACCCTAGTTGAGGCGCAACAAGTGATTGATCGTTTGCTTGCGATGCACTTAGAGGAAATCATCCAGCACAAAGACTGTTTTCGCAAACTAGACGCATCAGCAAATGATCGTAAGTTAGCCTATTCGGTGTCTGAGGAGCTTCGTTGGGCAACTAAACGTCTTTTGTCTCAAGAGGTAAAAATCCATGACTGAGCAGCGCACAGACGAATGGTTCGCCCAGCGTTTGGGCAAAGTCACGGCTAGTAGCCTATACAAGGTGCTGTCTAAGACCAAGACAGGCTACGGGGCTGACCGAGGCAATTACCTGACCCAGCTAGTCTTGGAGCGCATTACAGGCCAGAAGGCAGAGTCCTACACCAATGCTGCTATGCAATGGGGCATCGAGCAGGAACCTGCCGCTAGAGCCGCATACGAGGCCGCTAGGGGCGTTTTTGTCGAGGAAGTAGGGTTTATCCCTCACCCAACGATAGAAATGGCTGGAGCGTCCCCTGACGGGCTGGTAAAGGACGGCATGGTCGAGATCAAGTGTCCAGACTCCAAAACCGCGCTGGAGTGCTGGCTGTCCAAAAATCCGGTGGAGTCCAAGTACTTTGCTCAGATGCAATGGCAAATGCGTTGCGCTGACCGGCCCTGGTGCGACTATGTGGTGTTCGATCCTCGGATGCCGCCAAAGGCTCAACTGCTTGTCGTTAGGGTAAACCGCGATGACAGGTGGATAGAAGAGGCTGAAACTGAGGTCAGGAAGTTCCTGGCTGAAGTGGATGAGAAAGTGCAAGCATTGAAATCAATCATTGGAGAATGAAATGTCTAAGGTTCTGAAAGAAGTCAATACCATCGTAGGCGAGTACAAAAACGCCCAGGGCGAAACCAAGAAGCGCTACCTGCGGATCGGGTCGATCATCGAAACCCGTAACGGCCCAATGCTCAAGTTGGACTCTGTGCCGCTGAAAGAGGGTGGATGGGACGGTTGGGCGTACCTGAACGACCCTAAGAAGGGTGACGAGGCTCCCAAGGGCAAAAAAGGCTCTGGGTTCGACGATCTTGAAGATTTGCCCTTCTAATCATGAACTACGCCAACATTGAAAGCAGCGACCGCTTACAACGGGTTGCTCAAGTGCTGGCCCAGGGTGGAGAGTTCTCCACTCTGGAGATCATCAAAAAGGCCAATGTCTGCGCTGTCAACTCAATCGTTTCGGAGTTGCGCCAGAACGGCTACGACATCTCTTGCGAACGCAGGGGTGAAAAATGGTTTTACAGAATGGAGCAATCATGAAAAACGAAAAGTCAATCCAGCTCGGTAATTTCAAAAGTATCTTCCTAATGAGGTCTATGGACAAAGACGATGTGGTTTTTGCCATGTATACAGAAAGTGCATACATTCATGTAAAGCTCAAACCAGACCAACTTAACGAACTTGTCGAATCCCTCCAATCATTTCAAAAACAACCGGCGATTTCATGAATCCGTTTGACCCAAATTACAAGGCTACGATAAGCCTGAAAGACCTAGAGCGATCTAGGAAGACTGCTTATCAGGCCAGCCGCATCGTCAACGAGAAGCGCAAGACTGGCGTAGAACCCAGCCGATCAGAGGCCAGTCGAGTAGGCGCATACCGTGGGACGGAGCCTACAACAATGGT